GGATAATGATACTACTGTACTTATGCGTCGTATTTACGATGCTTGTTATACATCCCTTGAAAACAATAGTGTTCCTGCTGCTGTGCTTGTGCTTGCTAAGTATCAGTATCAGGCGGCATTTGTAGCAGATCAAGAGATAAATATCCTTGCTTGTTTAACTGAACTAATGGTGGAGTGTAATTTTAAATGAATGTAAAACTGATTCGTATGTGGTCTGGTGAAGATGTTATTGCCGATGTAAAAGATAATCTGACGGAAATTATAGTAATTACTAATCCTATTGTTGCCGTTCCTGCTGGAAACGGTCAATTGGGATTTGCTCCATGGTCACCTCTTCTTAAAGGAAAGGATGAAGAAATTGAAATTACCAAAAAATACATTGTGTATATTGCCGATCCACAAGAACAAATTGTGGAGCAATATAAGGACATGTTCTCGGTGATTAAATCACCAAGTAAAAAGTTGATTGTTTGACCATGAAAAACAAAAAAACCAAAGTATTAGCACAAATGAAATCATCACATTATTACATCTTTTGGGGAATCTGTACTGTAGGAGTTCTTCTTGGACAAATCTATGTTGGTACTGGATATCGTTTAATGGCACAAAGTGTCAACAGATTTTTTGATACGCTTACCACAGAAGTAGGAGAAATAAATGGGACTATTGATTATCGATAAAACTAAACTTGTGGAAGAAAAGGTTAAGACCACCCCAAAAAACGTCAAAGAAGCGACAGAGGCACTTTTTCGTGCTACAATGAATTTGCCCGCTGCTGCCAAGCATTGTGGGATGACCCAGAAGGAAATGAAATTGACCTTCTGGGAATTTTTAAAATATCATGAACCTGATTATGTCCAAGAAGCCTAAGAAGAATTGGGAAGCATACTGTGAAACTGCTTTCAACAATCTTCGATCAAATGTGAAAAACTGGGGAAAGGAAGATTACTATCGTCCCATCACCAGAACATTTTATATCAATGTTTTTGATTGTGCTGGAATTAATCACACTGGATTTATTAGTGAGAATGCTATTAACAATCCAAGTGAACGAACACTTGATCATTGCCTTTCTCCTCAGTTTATTGGGAGGATGGTAATGGACAATCCAGATAAGTTTCTATGCGATCTTGGGTCATTCAAAGAGATGTTTTGGAGAGCATGTTCAACGATCACCGTGACTAAGAAAGAAAATACTCTTCTTAGTCAGTTGACAGAAAATGATGGTTATACATATAAAGTTCATGTTCCAACAAACTTGAAGTATAATCATTTGGGTATCAAACTTTATGATCGATCGAACAATACATATTGGAAAGATTCAGTTCAAATGGACTCTAATATTATTGATGTTCCAGAAGAACTACTTGAGTATGAAACACAGTTTTTAGTAGTATGAGTTTATTGAGTGAAAAAGACGCTATATGGGCAGCAGATCAATTTATTGATTACTACTCAAACTTCAATCGCATCGATGATTATATGCGATTTGTGAAGCGGAGTAGGATGTCCAATTCCCTTGGAAGATTGTTTGGTCCTGAAGATGAAATCTTTTCAGATTTTTCAATTCATCCTTCGGAAATGTCTTTTACCATTCATGAAGTTGATACTAGTTCAAAACCAAAAACAAAGTACAACCAAGATCTTTATTCTGAAGTATTGAACATCACTGCTTCTAATGCCATCGAGGAAGCAATTCCTGGACGGACTATTAAGTGGATGGTTACTGAAGACACCACGAAGAAAGTTATTGGGGTTGTTAGGTTTGGATCACCAACAATCAACTCTAAACCAAGAAATGATTACTTTGGAGAGGTTTTACCACTCTCAAAGATTAATCATGAGTTTGTAATGGGATTCAATATTGTTCCAGTACAACCCTTTGGATATAACTATCTTGGTGGAAAACTTCTTGCTCTTCTTGCATCTTCTAATTTTTTGAAGAGGCAATTTGATGAAAAGTATGGAACAGATCTCCAATACTTTGAGACAACATCTTTGTATGGAACTACAAAAGGTGTATCAATGTACGACGGACTCAAACCATATATCCGTCATATTGGTGATACTGAGAGTAACTTCTTGCCATTGTTCCATGATGATTACTTCAGAGAGATGTTCTGGTGGTTTAACAACAATGCAAATGATGGAGAACGTTTGATCTCCGCAGATAAGTCTTCCAAGAAACTCAAAATTCAAACTAAGATGATTTCTATTATTAGAAACTCATTGCAAGATGAGCAAAAGTTGGAAGAGTTCAATGCATGTATCAAAAAAGCAAAGTCTTTAACAGAAAAGAAAAGGTATTACTTTTCTAAGTTTGGTTATGAACCTGAAGAGGTTATTGAATGGTGGAAGAAGAAAGCATCTAAAAGATACGATAAGTTAGTATCTGAAGGAAGACTTCGTACAGAACTTGAATTGTGGGAATCTGATAAAGACTTGGAGATTATACGATGACGGAACTTAAAGATTGGTTAAATAGTATTAATCAAACAAAAAAGAATTTGATTGATGAAGATCCTTCGCTTGAGAAGGAATATCCTCCTTATATTGTCAATCGTTGTTTTTCTGGTCATATTGATACTCTTATGTTCGCGAATGAATTAAATCAGTATCATTTTCTTCCTAAAAAACTACAATATGATTTTTATCTAAATAGTCTGAGGAAAAAGAAGAGATTTTCTCCCTGGATCCGACAAGATAAAATCAAAGATCTTGATTATGTCAAACGTTATTATGGTTATAGTAATGAGAAGGCAAAACAATCTTTGAGGATTCTTACAGAAGAACAACTTAATTTTATTAAATCGAAATTTGATACTGGAGGAAAAAAATGAGTGTCGTTCAAGAACCTGAAGTGAAGTGGACGCCAGAACAAATGGTCGAAGTGGTCCTTAGTCAACCAGACGACTTTTTGAAAGTGCGTGAAACTCTGACCCGCATCGGAGTTGCTTCAAGAAAAGAAAAGAAGATTTACCAGTCTTGTCATATTCTCCACAAGCAAGGACGGTATTATCTGGTTCACTTCAAAGAACTCTTTGCCCTTGATGGCAAACATGCAAATTTGACGGTAAATGATGTACAACGTCGTAACCGTATTGCTCAACTTCTTGCTGATTGGGGTTTGATTGGTATCGTGGATGTCACCAAGATTCAGGATATTGCTCCCCTGAATCAAATCAAGGTCCTTGCTTATAAGGATAAGCAAGACTGGATTCTTGAGACCAAGTATAATATTGGGTCTAAGAAGAAGCGTGTAGAGGAAACTGAATGAAACGGGGGGGTGGCAACGCCCCTTTTTCATGATATAATACTTGAGTCTGAGCAGTTAGTATTCAACCTGCAAAACTCTTGTTAGTTTTCAGAGCATAATACTCATCAGACAGGTTGACAGAAGACTGAAATAGATTTATAATATCAGTCTTCGGGTCAATTAGTATTCTCCTACAAATACTTTTATTAGTATTCAAGGGTTAATACTTACCGAAGAAATACTATTAGTATTCAACCTGAAATGCTCTCGTAAGCATTCACATCATAATACTTGAAAAAAATATGAAAAACTTTATTGTTTGTGATATTGGTAAAAAAATTACCCATATTTACAATCCAAGATCAAAAAATGTTTATAAAATCGAGCATTCGGATTTTATAGACTTGAATATTCCAGAACTTGAGTTTGGTGATGCTATTGTCATTGAAGATGCACACATCAGAACTCAAGAAGAAAATAGTCTTGCTCAAGCATTCAAATTGGAAGAATTGCAGAAACTTGGAAAAAATGCTGACGACAATGGAAATGAGGTTCTTTCTTTTCCTCAAAAAGTAACTCCAAAAGCAAGAAAAGTTGCATCACTGGAATTACCGGAACTAATCGAAAAGACTGATGCAAATGACATTCAAGCAATTGCATACTATTTGGAAAATTTTGAGGGAGTTTTTAATACTCTAAAACCATTTAATCCAATTAGTCTTCAGGAACATGAGAAAAATAGTTCTCATATCTATGCTGATAGGGATGTTTTAACAGAAGATTCAAATACTGCTAGAAATGAAAAGTATGGAATCAAAACAGATTATGAAGATTCTGTAGTTAACTGGATTAAGAAATATATTGATAAACTTGCTTTTGAATTGGATGAAGAAACAAGAAATTGGTCTGGACTTGTATATAGTAAAGGATCAAAAAATAAACCTCCTAAACTGTTGCCATCATTGACAAATTATAGCAATGATAAACTAAAGTTTATTTACGGAGTTATTAATACAATTCTTACTCCTTCTGGGGAACTAAGATTAAGATCTGATATTAAAAAACCTCCATATTGGAAGTATGCAAAGAAAGTATATTTTGGTTTGACTCCATATCATATGCACGCCGGTGTGACTGCATCAAACTATAAGTATCATAAGCGTAAAGCAGGTTCTTCATGTAAGAATAGTATGAGTCTTGAATCAAAGAATGCCATCAAAAATCTTGATGATGTCCGTAAGATCCGAAAAGCAATGAAAGAGTCTGATGGACACCTTCGTGACTTTTGGAGAACTGCTCGTAAGATGATTGTTGAGGATGGTCTTCGTTAGTATTCAGGCAGAAAAACTCTTGTTAGTTTTCACGTCTTAATACTCAACCATCTTCAAATCTTTTAGTTAGTATTCAGGGACAAATACTCTAGTTAGTATTCAGCAGTAAATACTCATAAAAATCAGTTGGTATTCAGCACGAAAAACTCTTGTTAGTTTTCACAGCGTAATACCCGTAATAAAAAGTGAGGGTTTCCAACCCTCCTTTTTTGTGTCTTGTGATAATATATACTATGGATGCCGAAAGGGTCCACAAAACACAAACTCGCTTTTATAAGGAGCTACCATAATGAACAACCTCACCAGGTATACTGCTGCGGATCTTAATACCTTGATGGATAAGATCACCAAGAACAGTATTGGTATGGACGAATACTTTGATCGTCTATTCAATCTTCATGAAACTACAAAGAACTATCCACCTTATAACCTTATTCAGGTAAATAATGTTGAATCACATTTAGAGATTGCATTAGCTGGATTTAAAAAAGGAGAGGTCAATGTTTTCACGGAGTATGGAAAACTTTTTGTCGAAGGGCAACGGGAGGACACCGAATCCGACAAGACGTTTATCCACAAGGGACTGGCTCAAAGAAGTTTTCAACGAGCGTGGACTTTATCCGACGACACAGAAGTACGGGAAGTCACCTTCGAAGACGGACTCCTCAGAATCGTCCTTGGAAAAATAGTCCCAGAGCACCACACCCGTAAGGATTATCTCTAAATAGAACTGAATATCGTCGGCGCAGACGAGGGAGGTAATGGCAAAAACCATTGACACCTCCCTTTTTTGTTGGTAGAATGTATGAAGGAGTTGAGTAACTAATGTCAATCAAATTATCAGTTATTAAAACTGGAGAGCATGTGATTTCAGATATCATGGAGGTGGTGTCTGAGGAAGGAAAAGTGTGTGGATATAAACTTAAAGATCCACATGTCGTTAAACTTAATACTAACCTTATGCTAGTAGAACAGGAGATTGGAAGAAAAGTTGAAACCAATGAGCATGAAGTCGAAGTTAGTTTGACTCCATGGATTATTTTGAGTGAAGATAGAGACGTTGTAGTAACTTTAGATAGTGTCATTGCAATAGTCAATCCAGTTACATCTCTGTTCAATTTGTATAATGAAAAATTGAATTTAAATAATCTTGAAGTTATTTCTGATTAATAGCAATGGAAAAAAACGTAAAATTAATCTTGTTCAAAGTTGACACTGTAATTATTTCTGAAGTAATTGAAGTAGATTCTGAATTAGGAGATCCAAATTGTAAACTAATTAATCCTTGTGAGTGGAAAAAGAAAGAAGATAGTGAAGAATTTTTTCTTACTACATGGATAGAAGCGACAAATCAAAGTGAATTTATGGTAAGATCTGAGGATATTCTAACTATCGCAGATCCTCTTCCAGAAGTTATTGAAAAGTATCTTAAACTGACTGAATAATGTCTCAACGCTTTTATACAAATGTCCAAATGGTTGGAGACAACTTCTTGGTTCGTGGTTATGAAAATGGTAAGCACTTCATGACCAAAGAGAAGTTTAATCCAACTCTTTTTGTACCCTCAAATAAAAAAACAAAATATCGGACTTTGAATGGTGAGTATGTAGAGTCTGTAAATCCTGGATCCATTAGAGATTGTCGAGAATTTATCAAAAAATATGAAGGTGTAGAGAACTTTAAGATTTATGGAAACACTGGATACATCTATCAATATATCTCTGAAATGTATCCAGAAGAAGAGATCAAATTTGACACTAATAAAATTAAAATCACTACAATTGATATTGAGGTTGCATCAGAGAATGGATTCCCAGATGTAGAATCTGCCGCCGAGGAAGTTCTACTCATTACGATTCAAGATTATTCAACAAAACAAATACGCACTTGGGGGAAAGGTCCTTTTAAAAATAATCAAGATAATGTAATATACAAAGAATTTGATACTGAATATGATTTATTGAATTCTTTTATTCATTGGTGGCAAATTGAAGAAAATACACCAGAAGTTATTACTGGATGGAATAGTGAACTATATGATATTCCTTATCTGGTAAGGCGTATTGATAGAATTTTGGGCGAAAAACTGATGAAACGTATTTCTCCCTGGGGACTGGTTACGGAAAGAGAAACTTATATTTCTGGACGTAGACACATTTCTTATGATGTTGGCGGAGTTACACAACTTGATTATCTTAACCTTTATAAAAAGTTTACATATAAAGCACAAGAATCATATCGACTTGACTACATAGCTGAAGTAGAACTTGGTCAGAAAAAACTTGACCACTCTGAGTTTGATACTTTTAAGGACTTCTATACTAATGGTTGGCAGAAGTTTGTAGAATACAACATCATTGACGTGGAACTTGTTGACCGAATGGAAGACAAGATGAAACTGATTGAACTTGCCGTTACTATGGCATATGACGCAAAAGCAAACTATGCTGATGTGTTCTCACAAGTTCGTATGTGGGATACAATCATATACAACTACCTCAAAAAGAGAAACATTGTAATTCCTCCCAAAGAACGTTCGGATAAGGACTCAAAATATGCAGGAGCATACGTCAAGGAACCGATTCCTGGAAAGTATGATTGGGTTGTGTCTTTTGACCTCAACTCTCTTTATCCTCATCTCATTATGCAGTACAACATCTCA